ATCGCCCCAAGTGCTGCATTGCAGGCGGGCAATGTCCAGGTCGCCGCCGCCATCCTCGCAAGTCAAGAAGAGGGGTTGGGGGGCGCGGCAGGAAGAGGACTGTAGGGCCGCATATATGCGCGGCGTTATTGACCTGCTTGACGCCATCCGCCACGCAAGCGACGGTGACCCCGCCTATGCGACGGTGGAGCAGGCAGAAGCCGAGGCTGAACGCCTGCAACGGGATTACCGATGAGCCAAGAACGCCGCGCGCACCTGCGCCATTTCGCCAAAGCTAAGGCTTACACAACCGCCCTCGGCTACCTTGACTGCCCCAACCTCACCGGCCTTGACGCCCCCACCGATGACACCGCCACCGAGCTTGCGGATAACCTATGGCATGAGGTGAGCCCGTCAGGTGTCGCGCCTGAAGCGTTGGTAAACGCCTGCTACCGCGCATTAGACGCGGCATATTGCCCGGAGGCTACCAATGGATGAGGCACTACGCGAAGCCCTTGACGCAGCAATGGCCCGTGCAGACGAGAAGCACGGGCGTAGCCGGGATTATCGTGACCTCGCGGGAAATGATCCGCGTTGGTACAACCACGTCCTAAACGACCAACGCAAGCGCGGGCAGGATGTTTGGGAGCACATACTTGTGCAGGAAGTATGCGAGGTAAACGCCGCAGAATCCGATGAGCGCCGCTGCGAAGAACTGTTAGACGTTGCTACTGCTGCCCTTGCATGGCGGCGTGCAATTCAGGAGCGCAAGTGAACCCCTACCACACTTCCAACCGCTACCGCCCTTCCTACAAGAATCGCCAGATTCGACGCTGGCTTTCGGGTGGTAAGTTTCCATCTCGCAACCGGGTGAAGGTGAGACGATGAGATACCGAGAAGTGTTAGCGCAAGTCTACGGCGCTATTGAAAACAACAAGCCCTTTACTATTGAAGCCCCACACGTTGACGCCTTCCGTCAATGTATGGGCATCCCCCGCGCAGGCGAAACCACCTTCAACCAAGCCCTCAACATAGCAGATAACCCCACGGCAACGCCCACAATGCTGCGCAACGCGATACTCTCGCAAGCCGCCCTGATCCGTGGGTTCTGTGACCTTGCCGAAGAAGCCCAAGCGCAGAACAATTGCACTGCGATTATCCTCAACATTGAAGGCGAGAAAGTACGCTACATCGCCACAGATGAGGCAGCCCTTGCTGATGCTATCGGCCAAGTGACGCGCAGGCTGTATGGCCTTGGCTTCGGGCTTACAGACGGCTCAAACGAGTACGCCTTTCAGGCAGGTGCAACCGAAGTATTGCAGGCGATACGTGAGCAAGCGCCCGATATTTATGTTGCCGCTCATGAGGCTTTAGGCGAGTATCTGAAGGGCAAATCAATAACGCCAATGGAGCCCAAATGAACACCACACCCCAACCCCCACCCACCCCCGGCAATGGGGATATGTGGGCGGAGATCCTCGCCATCCTTCCCGCCGATGACCCCCTACGCCCCCATGCCGCCGCCCGTCGTCAGATGGGGATCGACAAGTACGGCGTACCATTGCAGGCGAACAACGGACGCAATGTGGTGCGCGACCTGTTTGAAGAGCAGCTTGACAGTATTGTGTACGCGCAGCAATGGTCTATCCAAGTTATGGGCGTTGATAGCGATGCTTTGGCGCTTGCCTTGCATATGCGCTGGGATGCAATCAATAACGCCCGTAAACTGTTGAGGTACCTGTGACCATCACCACCCAAGACGACCTTGCAGAAATCGACGCGGACACCCTGATGCAAGACGCGCTAAGATTCCGCCGCCAAGCCAAGTATCTGAACGACGTCGCAGATGCAGCCGAAGCCTCTGCTACTGCCCTGCGTAGGGCGGCACGGGTGAAGCGCATCATTGAGAAGCGGCAGAAGAAGGAGGCCAGCAATGCCTAATCCACCAACCCACCTGTATGCGAAAGTTGCACGCGGATACCTTGTCTTAGTGGCTGCATGTGTGATCTTCACTTTGTGGCTGCCCCTTGTGCTTGTATACCGCGCCCTGACTGTGCTTTCAGAAGCTATAATGAAAATCATGGTATCAATGGAAGAAGCAGCGGAGAAGGATATAGCCGCCGTCAAAGCATGGAAAGCATGGAACAACCTGCCACAAGACAAGATGTATCTGTCGATTTACTATGGCCCTGCCAACATCGGCAAGAGTCGTGAGTATGTGGCGGAGAAGCTGCACAAGATGCGCGCATGGAGCAAGGAAGCAGGCAGCCCCCTTGCACACTGGACTGATGCGATGTGGGACGCGGTAGAAGTGCAGGTTTGGATTGAGTTTGATATTGCACAACGGAGCAGAAGATGACCGGCAAACAATGGGAAACCGTACTTGAAACGTGGCTAAAAGCCCTACCCGTGGCGTGGTTCAGAAACGAACCGAAGATGGCGGGGAAGATAAGGATATCAGGGGGGACACCTGACTATACGGCGTTATTGGCCGGAAAGTGTCACCTTATCGAGTGCAAGGAAGATGCAAACACCGCCCTCGACCTTGGGCATCTATTGCCCCACCCCGAAGGCAAAAGCCTTGGGCATAGCATCAAACCTGCCCAAGCCGACGCCTTGACCAAGTGGCAGCTTCACGGCGGTTATGGGTGGATCGCTGCCCGCTTAGAAGTCCCCGCCGCCGCCCCCAAAAAGCAAGGGTCTTTACTCATTGCCCCCCGCAAAGAGCAGGTTATCCAACGGTTAGTGCCCTGGACTGATTGGCGTCGCCTGCTATTGGGTGGTACCCGGTCTGTGCCCTACGCCGAGTTTGAGATGTTGGGGCTGCCGCTGCGGGGTCCTGATGACCTGCTACGCGCCCTGCAATCGGTGTCACGCCTTGACGCCCCTACCACCCCAAGGCTACAATAGCGCCCATGCTCCACTACCTGCACAAAGACCGCGCCCCCGGCAGCTTCCTCCCCACCGATGTGATCGCATCGGGGGCCGTGATTGCCGCCCTGCTATCGGTCGCCTGTACCGCCCCCACCCCCATCGACACCGCAGACACCGGCCCCCTGTCGCTGTCGCTCCCCTGCCCCACGGACCAAACCCTGACCCTACCCCGCATGGGTGCCCTGCAATCGGTCACCCTTGACGGCGGATACGCATGGGGATGGCTGACCGGTGAAAGCCTGACTGTGCCCTGTGGGGCGGGCGGGGAGCTGGAGGTGCAATGGACCATGTAAAGCTGATCCCCATTACGGATCTCCACAGGTGGGAACGCAACCCCCGCCTCCACCCCGACACCAACATCGCCCAACTATGCGCCTCCCTACGCGAGTTTGGCCTTGCACGTCTGCCTGTCTTGGCAACATGGCCAGGCCAAACCGAAGGGCGGATCATTGCAGGCAACGGGATCACCGCCGCCCTGCTGTATCTCTATCAGAACGACCCGCAGCATCCCCCGCGCAATGTGATAGCAGGCACGCCTTGGGTTATACCGGTTAGCCCTTGCTATTTCGACACACAGCTTGCCGCCGAGAAATACGGCATGGTTGACAATTGGAGCACCGAAGCAAGCAAGGATGATCCCCTGCTTGTCGCCCCCATCTTGCAGGAGTTGCAGGCGGCGGGTGATGATTTGACGGGGCTGTTCATGGAGGAGCACGAAATCATATCCATGATAAACCCTGTGGTGCCCACCTTTGATGAAGTGAGCGATGCACCTGACCTGAGCACAACCAAACCCTACCACTGCCCGCACTGTGGGGAAGAAGTGACCATGGCGCAATTGAAGGCGTCACAGTGAGCCTAAAGCTTGCATATTGTGATAGCAAGGCTGCAACCTATGCAGTTATGAATTGGCACTATAGCAAGCGTATGCCAATTGAGCCGTTGGTAAAGGTCGGCGTTTGGGAGGATGCTGTCTTTATTGGTGTGGTGCTGTTCGGTAGGGGGGCATCCTATAACCTCGGTGACTCATGGGGCTTAGAGCAGACAGAGATAGCTGAGCTTGTCCGGGTGGCACTCAACAAACACAAGGCACCTGTCAGTAAGATAGTGTCGATAGCAGTTAGGCTTTTCAAGAAAGCAAGCCCAGGGACAAAGTTGATCGTGTCCTTTGCTGACCCTGAGGAGGGGCATCATGGGGGCATCTATCAGGCAATGGGTTGGAAGTATGTGGGCAAAACGGAGGTTGGTAAGCAGTATTTCCATGAGGGGAGATGGAAGCACAACAGGACACTAACAGCAGACATATTTGGCAATAAGCCAAAGGTAACGCCTGAACAATTGAAAAAGCTGCCTGTCAGATTGAGGACAGGAAAGCTAAGATACGTGATCGCCCTTGACGAAAGCATGACGGACATGGTAAACAAAAAGTCGCTTCCTTATCCAAAGAGAATGACCTGCGGCAGCCCAAAGGGGGCATCCGGTGACCAACCGGGTAAAGGTGGTGCGAAGCCAACCCTGCCGCTCCATTCTGAGGAGAAGCCTGATGTCTGAAGAAGCACCCAAAAAACACCCCTATGGGGGCGGTGGTGGTGGGCATAAGGGGACGGGCGCAAAACCGTTCTATATGACCATCAAACCTGAAGAACTTGACAATGCCTGCAACATGATCCGCACGCGTAGCCACAACGTCTATCATGCGTTTGTGTTAGCCTGTGCAGAGCCCCCCGGTAGAAAGACGCTTTTCCGGTGCAAGGCACAGGGAGAGGCGGCTGCTAACAAGAAGGCGCTTGGGGAGGAGCTTGACGAGAAAGAGGAGGCTGCACGTCAGTTCTTTGTGAAGATGACGAAGGCGGGGGCGTGGGCTTGTCACCTGCTGAGGCGGCAGGCGTTGTGTGATGCAGGCGTTCTCATTGGGCGTGATGCTGATACGCGGGATGCGTCGGGCAAGGTCGTCAAGGGTAAGGAGCACTACGCCGATCCTAAGGGGGCACCGCAGGCTTGGGCGTTATTGGCGATGCATCCTGATTATCGTGAGGTTGAGGTTGAGGAAGGGGAGGAGGAAGCCGCCACCAATACCGAGCCCACAGAGGCAGACGAAGAAGCATTCGCCCGCGCCTTCCTCGCAAAGAAGGGGCTACCATGGCCCGAAGCCCCCGGCGGCTACGATCCTGCCACTGCCGCCCCTGCCAATGCTACCAAATAAAGCAGCCGTTGCACTGGCATCATTGGCCGGGTTTATTGAGACGTACTTCACCGATGATGCAGGGCAGCGCCTCCGCCTGTCAGCGGGGCAGCGGTATGCTTGTGAGGTGGTTGACCGTGGGATCTTCAGCGGTGAGCACCTTGGCGCAGGTTTAGAGATGGCGCGCGGTCATGGCAAGTCAATGCTGATGAAAGCGATGGTTGTTAGGGCATTTCTGCTAAGCCACTACGGCGGAGAATGGGGAAGCCGGTATGCAGCGATCCTCACCAATGGCACGCTTTACAAACAGTTTAGCAGAGATATTGGCGATATTGTAACAGGCGTGGGGGCACCGCTCGTAAAGGATGCTGATGGAAACCCGATATTGCTACAGGACTTCTGGATAAAACCGGGCTACCTCCACCCCAACAAAAAGACCAAAGAGCGCCAGCTATGGAACGTAGCCGACAAGCTGATTTATATCGGTGATTGGGAGCATCCTTGCCGCCTGTCTGTGCGCGGGATGACGGGTGGGCGTGGGGACGTGCGCGGGTTGACACAGGGCAATCAACGCCCCGATTTGCTTGTTGTGGATGACCCTATGAAAGAGGGGGAGGCGGATAACGAAGAAACGACCAATAACGTAAAGCACTTCATAAAGAAATCGTTTATCCCCTGCGGCTCCCCTAACGCAAGAATTGCCCTGTTTGGAACGCCATTCAATGACAAAGACCTCATCACCGAAGCCTGCGGCAACGCCATCACCAAACCCCTGTATTCAGAGTGGCCCGGTATTGTAAGCGCGTGCCTACCTGCCTTGCATCCTGCAAGCGGCGCGCTGCTATGCCCCGGTATATGGACGCAGGAAAAGCTTGAAGCAAGGCGCGCACTTCTCGGTTCGCGTGCGTTTGCACAAGAGTATCTGCTTGATCCACAGGGCGGGGGCGTGCGGCACTTTGAGCCCGCATGGTTGGCCAAGTGGACCATGCCCGCACCTGTGCAGACGGCGGATAGACGCAGGTTGAAGCGGTACATGTACCTTGATCCATCGTTGGGACGCACGGCTAAGAGTGACTACGGCGCTATTGTGATTGTTGACCATGAGCCCGCTGCTAATGTGTGGTGGGTCATTCATGCAGATATTCAGCGCAGACGCCCGCAAAAGCTTGTGTGTGACTACCTTGATTTGTGGCAACGGTTTAGCCCTGATGTACACGCGACCGAGGATGAGGGCGCACAAGAGCTTCTTCTGCCTATCTTTGCGGCTGAAATTGCCGCCCGCAAGCTACCTGCGCAGGCAACGCCCCGCCTGCAAAGTTCAGGGGGCGTATCCAAGGTGCAGCGGATCAAGAGGCTTTCACCCTTGGCTGAATTTGGGCAATTGAGGTGGGATGCAGCGGGATCGCACAAGGAACTGAGGGCACAGCTTACGGCCTGGCAAGGTACGCCCAATGAGACTGATGACGGGCCGGATGCCTTGGAGGGCTGCATACGCCTTGCCCACCGCCCTACCCCCCTCACCGCCGCCGCCATGAACGCCATGAACGCTTGACGCAACCGCCAAACAGAGGTAGCCTCTTTACATGTCTGATCCCGTCAACTTCGCCCGCATCGGCTTCTCCGGCTACCCCGTCTATGGTAACCGTTCGTACCCTGGATCAGATGAAGTTCATCGCGAGCTACAGGGCACACAGGCTGACCGTAAATACCGGGAGATGCTTGACAACCACGGGCTGATTGCGACGACACAGCGCATCATTGCTGCACTTTGCCAGCAATGCCGATGGTCAATAGCGCCAAGCCTCGAAGATGACCCCCTTGCTACCACTGCCGCTGACTTTGTGCGTACCCAATGGCAAGAAATGGCCGTCTCATGGGGGCAAGTGCTTGCAGAGATGCTATCCGCCGCGATGTTGGGTTGGTCATGGCATGAGGTGGTATATAAGCGCATTGGTAGCGGCTTATTGGGCTGGGAAGGTTTCTACTTCTGCCGTCAAGATACCCGCCTAAGTTGGGCGTGGGATGACGACGGGCGGCATGTGGTCGCCCTGGAGCAGTTGACCAAGGCCGGGCAGCACGCCGTAATCTCTGCGGCAAAGTCGCTGCACTACATTGCCGACCCCACCACGGGCAGCCCTGAAGGCCGGGCAATTCTGCGCAGTCTGTACATCTACTATCGCAACCTCATGGACACCCTAACAGACCTCGGCATTGGGATAAGGCACGATGCAACGGGGCAAGTTGTGTTGCAGGTGCCTATCGACACATTCACCGCAGCCGCAGGCGGTGACAACGTAGCTACGGCTACGATTGATGCGGTGAAAAAGTCAGTCGCAACCATGCAAAGAGGCGAGCGTGCAGGCGTTGTACTGCCCTCTGAAATTGACAGCGACGGGCGGCAAACCGGGTGGAAGATCAGTATGCTATCGGGCTCGCAGCGTCCGCGCGTGGATGGCCTTGCCCTTGCAAATATGTATGAACAGCGCATTGCATCGGCGTTATTGACACAATTCTTGCTATTGGGCCAATCGGCAAGTGGCAGCTTTGCCCTTAGTGCCGACCAAACCGAGCTTTTAGGCATCGTTCTCACCGGTTGGTGTACCGATATTGCAGACTGTTTCAACCAACAGGCAATCAAACCACTGTGCGAACTAAACGGCATTGATGCTAAGTATATGCCAAAGCTAACGCACGGCCCCATTGATAGCCCCAACCTGTCAGCCCTTGCAAGCCTTCTTGGTACAGCCATCAAAGAGGGCATCATCACCCCCGATCCCGCCCTTGAAGAGTATGTGCGGGACAGCGCAGGGCTTCCCAAACTCCCTACCCCCAAGGCAGAATAATGGAAAAACGAGACTACACCGCCGCCCAACGCCGCGCAATGGCCAGCAAAGGCGAGGCCCTTCCTGATGGATCTTACCCGATTGCCAATGAGGCCGACCTGCTTGCAGCAATGCAAAGCGTTGGCCGTGCCCGAAACGTCAACCGCGCAAAGCGCCATATCAAACGCCGTGCCAAGGCTTTGGGGCTGATGGATCTGCTGACCCCTGCCTTTGGTGGCAGCAAAATGGCCAAGGGCTACTATGACGAAACGGGCTGGCCCTATGATGTTGCCTATGACCCCCCGGATCTGCCGATTCCTTGCACCCCTGCTGACCTGACCCCCACCATGATCGCCGGGATGCCTGCTGAACTTCAGGCGGAATTCTGCGCACGGTGGAACGCCCTCACGCTGCCCGTGCCGCAAGGGGCTGGGATGTGCGACGACCGCGCCTATTTTATGGCGTTAGACTTGTGCTGTGAGATGGGTGGATGGATTCGGCTTGCAGACGGAAGCTACGGGCGTTTCAAGTGGGACGGCGCTTCTTGGGTTGAGGAGGATATGCAGGAAGATAGCACCGAAGTTGAGAAGGTGGGGCGCATGTTATCGGCAGCGAACCGCGCGACCTTGCAGACGGCTTATGATGCTTTATCGGCGTTATTGGCCGATAGTGAACCCGTTGCAGAAGGCGAGATGGTCAAACGGGTAGGCTTTGAAGTGACCATCACCAAGACTGACCCCGACTTACAGCAGGTCTTTGGCTATGCCTACGTGGCCAAAAATGCCGATGGTAGCGCCGTTGTTGACCACAGCGGCGATGTCGTTGACGTTGCCAGTCTGAAGAAGGCCATCTATGAGGGCTTCGGCAAGGTAAAAAGCCGAGAGATGCACGAAAAAGACGCAGAGGCTACCCTGATTGCAAGCGTATGGATTGACCATGAGACGCTCGCAAAAATGGGCGGCAGTCCTGCAAATGCGCCTGACGGTGCATGGTGGGTGGGTGTGCAAGTGAACGACGCCGACCTGTGGAAGCGGATCAAGGCCGGTGAGGTATCCGCCTTCTCAATCGGTGGCAGCGGTACCCGTACCGCCATCTGAAAACCTACTTTCAATCTCTGCAAGGCGCGCAGGTGACAACATCTGACGCGCCTTTTCTGTTGCCGCCTGTGCCATGAATTCGGGCGTGCTCTGAAACTGTCGCGCGGCCCCTGCCTCAATGATTGCCTGCTGAAGTGGGGTACAGCGCACGGTATTGCGTTCTGTGTGTCTGATCATGCCCTAAGCGTACCATAGCGGCTCTATAGCGTCAAGGTGACACCATTTGCCGCTAAGATTCTACCCTGCTTGCAAGGCCAGCAATAACGCCTTTACACTGTGCCCATGCCTACGCCTAAGAACAACCTCAAAATCACCCGCATCAACGAAATCTCTTTCGTCGATAAGGGCGATAACCCACAAGCGGGGGCAGTTATTCTAAAGGCAGCACCCCTATCACCCCCAGGAGGCCCCTTGGCCGATACCCCGATTGTCGAAAAAGCTCTTGAAGAGCGTCTTGCTAAGGCCGAAGCCGAGGCCATCGAAAAAGCTGCCCGCCTCGCCAAAGCAGAGGAGCGCCTTGCCAAAATGGAGGAGGCCGAAGCCCTCACCGCCATTGTCAAGGCCCTGCCCCCTGGCGTCGATGCCTCTTTGGCCAATGACCTGCGCACCGTGCAGAAAGCCAGCCACGAAGCCTACAACCGCATCAGCGCGGAGTTGGTCAAGCTGGCCAAGCAGGCAGCCGCCGTCAGCGCATTGACTACCCGGATTGGCTCGGTGGGCAAGACTGCCGCCGGTAGCGCCCGCGCCGCCCTTGATGCTGAGGTGGCCAAGGTAGCCGCCGCCCAAAACTGTAGTGAAGAAGAGGCTTTGCAGAAAGTGTGCGCCTCCAAACCCGACCTTTACGCCGCTGCCCGCGCGGAGGAATAACCTATGGTCCCCTTCAACGTTGTCTCCAATGAGCAGGATTTTATTGCAGGCGCTTCGATGTCTGGAAAACGTGGCTACGCTGCCCGTATTTCCGGCATCAATACCGTAAGCGTTGGCAATGACACCACCGTATCCAATGGCGTGATTCAGAACGAACCCGCAAGCGGTGGCGCTGTCACCGTCCAGACGGGCGGCACTTCGGCTGCAATCGCTGCCGCCGCCATCACCGCCGGTCAAGCCGTCAAGGTGACCTCTGCGGGCAAGTACACCCCCGCCTCCACTGGCAATAGCGCCGCTGGTATCGCGCTTTCTGACGCCTCCGGCGATGGCGTGACCTTCAACCTCCAAATTCTGCCCCATGTGGCACTGTAGGTAAAATGGCCGAACTTGAATTCTCGAAAAGCGCGCCCCTTGAAGGAAATATCTATGTTCCTTCCTTGGTTACCAGCATGGCCATCGGCTACATGCAGAAAGAGGGGACGCTGTATGACAAGATTTTCCCTCTGTGCCCCACGGACGCCGATACCGGCTTCTATACCAAATGGAACAAGGGCGATATTATGCGTGCCATCACGCAGCCCCGTTCCGAAGGGTCGCACGCTGAAATTGGCCAAGATGTAACGGTCGATAGCACCTATGCTATCACCTACTTTGGTGCCAAGAAACGCTACCACCAAAACCAGATCCGCAACTGGAAGATCCAGCCCACCCGTGAGCGTGCGGCGATCAACCTGCTTACCCAAGCTGCGATTCTGCGCCGTGAAACCAAGTTCGTTACTGCTGCTTTCAGCACCAGCAAATGGATCGGGTCAAGCACTGGCACTGACCTTGTGGGCGGTACCGACTTCACCCTGTGGAGCGATCCAAGCTCCACCCCGATTGAAGATGTCCGGGCCCAATGCACCGCCATGCAAAAAAAGACCGGGATGCGGCCCAACAAGATGGCTATCGGGCGTGAGGTGTATGACGCCTTGGTCGATAACCCGGAAATTGTCGCCCGTATGCCCACCGGTAACCCCAATGGGCAGCCCCGCTTGGTCATGCTGCAACAGTTGGCCGCGATCTTTGAGCTTGACGAAGTTGTGATCGCTTCCCGCGTTTACGAGTCTGCTGACAAGGGCGCTACCTCCTCAATGGCCTTTGTTGCAGGCAAAAACGCCTTGCTCATCTATGTCACTGATTCGCCATCCACCGATACCCCCAGTGCAGGCTACACCTTCACCAATCAGTTGGCAGGTGGAAACGCGCAGGGTATCCTGCTTCGCAACGGCATCAACCAAGAAGACAATTACGAGTTTTATACCATTGATCATGGTGAAGACTTCCGTATCACTGCCTCCGATCTTGGCGTGTTCTTCTCCAACGCTGTCGCTTAAGGAGCCATTATGGACATCCTGATGCAGTTTTTCAAGCAGAAGTGGTGGGGCGTCGGAAACGGCGTGGGCGTCGTCGCTTTGAGCGGCGGGCTTACGCTGACTTCCTCGTCTGCCCACTTCCACATGCTTGATCCCAATGGGTCAAACCGCGATATCACGCTTCCGTCGATCATCGGGCCAAGGTCTGCGGGTCAGTGGTACTTTATCCGCAATAGTGGCAGTGCGAACAACATTGTTGTGAAGAAAGGCGCAACCACCGTTGCAACGCTGACCCCCGGCCAGTGGGCGCTAATTGTTTCCGGTCGGGTATCCGGCTCAAACGATTGGTACGTGGTGGCAAGCGTGACGGCCCTTGCGGCTTTGACGCTGACAGGCACATTGACCGCCGTTGCAGGCATCTTTACCGGTCGCCTCACCACCACCGATGGCGTAACCAGTGGCGACGCGCGGATCGTGGGTGGCAATGTCCATACGAAGGTGACGGCCACCACTATCAGCAATTCCGCCGTTGAAGGCACATTTGCAAGCCATACCCTGCCTGCGAACATGCTCAAAGCGGGTACAACGCTGCGGGTACGGGGTTCAGTTCGCGTGACCGGAAACGCTGCCGCCGATACGCTGCTTTTCAAGCTGCGTTTAGGCGGGACTGCCATCGTCACCACTACAGCGGTGGCAATGGTGGCCAATGATGTCGCCCGCTTTGACTTCATGATCACCAGCCGAGAGGCCCCTGGCGGGACTTCAGAGGTGGCAGCAGAAGGCAATGTGACGATTTCTGTTGCGGGCGTTCATGCCACGAAGGGCTATGTGCTTGCTCCTGCCGATTACGCCACAAACGGCGCGTTGGCTGTGGATTTGCGCGGTACTTGGAGCGCCGCAAGTGCCTCGGATATTGCAATCTGTGAGTCCTTCGTCGTTGATGTGGTAGCCTAATGACTTGGACGTACACGAATAATCCAGGGTACGACACTGCTGCTGAACGCCGCGATGCTGTACGCTTGCTTATTCGTGATACGGTCCAAAGTGCAGCGGTTACACTTACAGACGAAGAAATAGCCTTCTTTCTGCGCCCGTTTCCTGCGTTGAATGCCATTGCCGTCTACTTGGCGGCTTCCGATGCTTGCGAAAGCATGGCATCGGGATGGTCTGCGCAGGCTGACTCCGTTTCTATCGGGGAAACCAAGGTAGAATACAAGAGCAAAGCAAAGGAATTTGCAGACTTGGGGCGCAGATTGAAGGCGCAGGCACGTCAAGGCGTCAACGGCTTTACCACGCTTGGAACCTCGGTTGCAGCTAATCAGGCGCTTGCGGCTGATACCGATGTTGTGCAACCCACGTCTTACGTTGGCCAAGATGCGGCCCCTGGAACTGTGCCCCAATTGAGCACGGTTCAACAGGTGGGTGTGTAATGGCAATGCCCGCAGCCATAGCGGCGTTATTGACGGATACCGTCTACCTTGCAAGTGTGACGGGCCGCAATAGTGCAGGCCAAGCAACATGGGGCACGGCAACAAGTGTTGCTGCCCGTGTTGAGACTAACGAGAAGAGTTTTGATGGTCCTAACGGAACAACCATCAAGACGATGCACCGCGTCTTTTTGAACACAACGCGCGTACCCCTTGAAGGGGATCGTATTTGGCTACCCGGCGTAGATCACAATAGCGCCGCAGCCGCCCGCACCATCTACCAAGTGGAGCGCCTGCCTGGCCTGACCTCCGGCAGCACTTCACACTATGAGGTGCGGGTATGAGTATTTCCGTTGTTTGCGCCATCACAAACCGTCGTGCCATGCAGCAAAATCTTGGCAAGGCTACCCGTCAGATGATGGATGCAATGGCCGTTGGCGTGCAGAAGCAGGCCGAGGTTATCCGCGATGATGCCGCCCAGCGCGCGCCGATTGACCAAGGCTTGCTGCGTGCAAGCGGCGTTGTCAAGATGCACAACGATAAAGCACGTATAACAGCGGTTATCGAGTTTGATACGCCCTATGCGGTTGTGCAACATGAAAACCTCACC